CGCGTCTGCGTTTCGCCGCCGCGCCGCTGCTGCGGCACCGAGTAAAGGGGCGGTGGTGATGGACAGTCCAGGGGAGCAACAGGGTTCGCCGCCGGCGGCGGGCTGGAGCCGCTGGCTCTGGCCGCTGCGGAGCCGGAAGGTCCAGATCGCGATCGCGACCATCGTGACGGCCTGGCTGGCTCAGGCCGGTCTCGCGGTCTCGGAAGAGACCGTCGTGACGATCCTGGGCGTGGGCGTGGCGCTGATCCTGGGGATCGCGCACGAGGACGCGGGCAAGCGGGCATGATGAAGTTCGACCTGCGGATGGCGCGGGCGGCGTTCTTCGATCGGGCGGCCGTGCAGCGGGCGGTCGATCGCGGGAAACAGCGCGCGCTGTCGAAGTGCGGCGCGTTCGTCCGCACAACGGCCCGCGGGCTGATCCGCCAGCGCCCGGGGATCTCGCGCTGGGGCCAGCCCCCGCATACGCATGGGCAGCGGCTGCTGAAGCGCTTCATCCTGTTTGCATTCGACCGCGCGTCGGATTCGGTCGTGATCGGTCCGGTGAAGCTGGCCAAGCCGGGGCAGGCGACACACGCACTGGAATTCGGCGGGCCGTCGGTCCGGCTGAAGCGCGGCAGGCTGGGGCGCGTGCGCCGGCAGCGGATCACGATCCATCGCCGGCCGTACATGGCGCCGGCGCTGGCCAGGAACTTGCGGCAGATTCCCGAGGCCTTCCGGGCCTCGGTGAGCGGGTGAGAATATGGCGGGCGCCAGGGCGATCGAGGCCGGCCGTGCGGTGGTGCGGATCAGCGCCACCGATACCCAACTCCAGGCGGCGCTGCGGCGGGCCCAGGCGCGAATGGCGGCGTTCGGCGCCAGCGTGCAATCCGTCGGGCGCAAGCTCTTTCTTGCCGGCGGCGCCGCACTCGCGCCGCTGGGAATCGGGAGCAAGCAATTCGCGGACTTCGAGCAGGAGATGGCCCGCGTCAAGGCGCTCACGAACGCTTCCGGGGCCGCGTTCGAATCGCTCAGCAACGAGGCCCGCCGGCTCGGCGCCCAGACCGTGTTCACTGCCACGCAGGCGGCCGAAGCCATGTCATTCTTCGCGCTGGCGGGCTTCTCGGTCGATTCGATCCTGAAGGCCACCGCGCCCACGCTGAACCTGGCGGCCGCCGGGCAGATGGACGTCGCCTCGGCCGCTGACATCGCGGCGAAGATCATGGCCGGGATGGGCGTGTCCGCCTCGGACGTCGGCTACGCCCTGGACGTGCTCACCAAGGCGATGACCACCGCCAACACGGACCTGCGCCAGATCGGCGACGCGTTCAAGTACTTGGGTCCGGTGGCCAAGGCGGCAGGCTTGTCGCTCGAAGAGACGACGGCGGCGATCCAGATCCTGAGCAACGCCGGCATCCAGGCCGACATGGCGGGCACGACGCTGCGCGGGGCGATCCTCTCGCTGACTCAGCCGAGCGCGGAGGCCAAGAAGAAGCTCGCCGAGCTGGGCGTCTCGACCATGGACTCGGCCGGGAACTTCCGCGGGCTGGCGGACATCATCGACGATATGAACGCCGGTCTGGCAGGGATGGGCAGCGGGAAGCGCCTGGAGGCGATCGGCACGATCTTCGACGCACGGCAGGCGGCCGGTTTCGCGGAACTGCTGACGCAGGGAGGCGAGCGGCTGCGCCAATTCACGGCCGCACTCGGCTCGGCCGGCGGGACCGCCGAGCGGATCGCCCAGACGCAACTCAACACGCTGACCGGTACGACGGTCATTCTCACGAGTGCCCTGGAAGGGCTGGGCATCAGCGTCGGCGAGGCGTTCAGCGGCGTCCTGCGCGTGGCGATCGGCCAGGTAACGAAGTTCGTCAACGCGCTCAACCAGTGGGTGCGGGCGAACCCGGACCTGGTGTTCATGATCGGGGCCGCGGCCGCGGCGACGGCGGCGCTGGGCGCGGCGTTGATCGGCGTGGGCGTGTTCATGCACGTCGCCGCGTTCGCGACCGGTGTCCTGGGCGCCGCGGTATCCGCGGTCGCAATCGCGTTCAAGGCGGCGCTGGCGGTGATGGTGGCGCTGCCCTCGATCACGGGCGGATTCCTGATCCTGCTGGGCGGTCTCGGCGCCGAAATGGCGATGCAGGCCAACCTGTTCTCGCGCGCAGCGGCGTTCATCGGCGAAGCCTTCGCCAATCTTCGCGACTTCGTCGGCAAGGTGCTGGGCGGCATCCGTGACGCGCTGGTCGCCGGCGACATGGAAACGGCAGGCGAAGTGCTATTCGCCGGGCTGGGCGTGGTGTGGGCGAAGGGCGTGGCGGTCCTGCGGGAGACCTGGGAGAACCTGAAGTCCTGGTTCATCCGAACCGCCTATGAAATCTGGTACGGCGCGCTGCAAGGCGCGCAGTGGGTCTGGCACCAGCTCGAAACCACCTGGTGGGACGTCGTGGCTGGACTTGCGCGGGCATGGGTCTGGTTCACGTCCGGCATGCAGCACGCCTGGAACGCGATCCAGAACTGGCTCCAGCACCGCTGGTTCGACCTGATGGAGCTGTTCGGCGAACTGACGCCGGAGCAGGCGCAGATCGCGCGCGACTTCGCGGACGACGAGTTCGCGGACCTGAGCCGCGACATCGATCAGGGCGAGCAGCAGGCACAGGCGGACATCGACCGGCGCCGCCGCGAACGGGCGCTTGACGCCGAGAAGATCCATCGCGAGATGATGGAGCGGCTCCAGGCCGACCTGGAGGCCGCGCAGCAAGCCGTCGCCACCGGCGCTTCCGCGCAGCTCGAAACCGCCCGCAAGAAGCTCGCCGACGCGCAGCAGCGGTTGGCCGAGGCGATCGCGAAGGCCGGTGCGGCGCGGCAGCGGGCCGAAGCGGACGAGCAGCAGAAAAGGGCGTTCGCGGACGCCGGTGGCCAGGCCCAGGCGGGCGTGATGGCGGCGCTGCGGACGACTTCGGCCGCCACGTTCAACCCGGCGGCGATCTTCGGCATCACGGGCGGCGGACCGCAGCGGCGGCTGGACGAGCTGACCAAGGAGGCGCGGATCGCCGCCTGGCAGCGCACGCGCATGCTGGTGCGGCTCAATGAGACGGCCGCGGCCTTAGCGGAAATCGTTGGTCGCCTCGCTTGAGGAGAAGAACGTGAACTTCATGCGCGACACGATCGTGATCGAGACCGATGCGTCCGGGTCGGGGAAAGGCTTCCTGACGTTCACCCCGGGCGCCGTGCCCTGGTCGCTGCACTACATCCCGGACCCGGCCGCGACGCAGTATGGCGGGTCGTTCAGTGTCGTGGTCACAGGGGCCGAGACCGGGAAGCCTCTGATGGACCGGACTGGCCAGGACGGCGCCGTTCGGTTCGATCACTACTTCAGCGTCGACCAGCACGACGAGATCGGCCTGGCGACCGGCGCGCGGACGCGCGCGGCGCTGGTGAACGAGAAGATCAAAATCTCCGTAAGCGGCGCCGGGGACGGGAAGCGCGGGACGTTCCACGTCGAATTGTTTGGCGACATTGTCGCCCCGAACTGAGCTCGGCCGGGGGAGTCATTGGCGCCATGGCGGCGACAATCACCGAGCACGTGGCCTCGCGCAGCTTCTACACCGGGCGCAACCCGTCCGCGGAGCTGATCTACACGGTCCGCGGGACGAACGACGAGTCCGAGGTGTATTCGCTGCTGGCGGCCACGTCGCCGGTTACGTTCGCGCCCTGGGGCAGCGAGCTGGTGACGCTGCCGCGCGAGTCGCTGCTGGCGGAGCCCGGCGGCGACCAGCTCTGGCACTGCCGCGTGCGCTACGGCACGGGATCGTTGCCAACGGACAGCAGCGAGTTCAGCTTCGACACGACCGGCGGAAACGAGCACGTCATCCACGCGCGGGCGACGGTCTCTGAGTCGTACGCGCCCGGGATCCTCGCCTGGAACCACCACAAGCTGATCGGCGTCAACGGCGACAACGTGGAGGGGATCGACATCGTCGTCCCGGTCTACACCTTCGCGGAGACGCACTACAAGGCTGAGAGCTTCGTCGACACCGCGTACAAGGGCGTGGTCTATGGACTCACGGGACGTGTAAACGACGCAACGTTCCGCGGGTTGGCCGCGGGCGAGTGCCTCTTCCTTGGGGTTTACGGCTCAAAGCGCGCGAAGGGTGATTGGGAGCTGACCTACCGTTTCTCGGCCAGCCCGAACGTCGCCGATATCCCCATCGGCGAGCACCCTACGAACCCGGGGCAGCCGCTCTTCACGGTCCCGGCAAAGAAGGGCTGGGAGATCATCCATTTTGCGATCGCCGACGACGAGGACGCCGACGGGCATAAGCTGATCAAGAAGCCGATCGCCGCATTCGTCGAGCAGTTGTACCTGGAGGGCGATTTCAGCGCCCTCGGAATCGGGAGCTGACGTGCCGGCAAACCCGTTCCAGAAACGATCCCCGTCCGGCCGGGTCGCCGTGCCCAGCGTCCAGGCGCATAACGCGATGCTGGACGCTGCCCAACGCGCCGCGATGGGCGTGCACGACCGGCGGCGCGGATCGCTCATACGCGCGGCCGGTGGCGTCGTGCTCGTGAAAAACGACACGGACCAGACCGTACCGCGCTTCGGCGTGCTGGCGATCGATGGGCCGATCGTTCATCCGGCCGACAACGAGCTGGAATTCAAGCAGCGGATCGCAATCCGCGGCGTCGTGCCCGACGTCCAGCACGCCGGCGGGCGCTGCGCGGTGCTGCTCGAGCCGCTGGCCGCCGGGCGGATCGGCCGTGCGATCATCGACGGCGTGGTCCAGACGCGCGTGACGATCCTTGACCCGACGCACGCGTTCGCCGACGTGGCGCCGGGCGCGACGGATCACCTGCAGAGCGGGACGTCCGGTCCGGGACAAATCCTGTTCGCCTCGGAGACCAGCGGCACGGCCTGGGCGCTGGTCCGTCTGGGACCCGGCTCGGCCGCGGGAGTCGGCGTACTGCTTGCGCGGATCGCCGCCTACGCGGCCGATGGGACCTATTACGTTGGCTACCTGCTCGACGCCTCGGGTCAGACGACCGGCGACCTGGTCGACATCGTCCCGGTGAACCTCTGGCCAGAGGGCGAGGACCTGCGCAACTGCATCCCGCGCTGGGGTCCGGGCCTCGGCCCGCGGTCGGTCCTGCGCGTGGAGCGCCAGCAGCGCGATGTAGACGGCACGGGCGTCGCGGAGCATATCGTCACCGAGGTCCCGTTCCTCGCGGCGTGCAATCCAGCCGCCGCGGGTGACCTGTCGATCGATTCGGAGTTCATGGACTTCGGCGACGTCGAGGTCGGCGACACGCCGACGGACGATTTCACCCTCACCAACAACGGTGCGTCGAACATTGACTACGATGCGGCGATCTCGGACCTGCGCGGCGTCAACCCATTCACGATCACCGCCGGCGCCAGCGGGACGATCACGCCGAGCGGCACCGCGAACGTGACGGTCGAGTTCGCTCCGGTCGCGCGCGGGGAGTTCGCGGCGCACTGCACGGTGACCGCGGGGACGCAGACGATCGTGGCGACCGTCCGCGGGCGCGGCATCGCTACAGAGCTCCAGATCACGCCGTCTCCGCTGGACTTCGGCGTGGTGCAGAACGGCGCGCAAAAGACATTGACGCTCACGGTCACGAACGTAGGCGAGGTCTCGGCTGGCGTTACCGCGGCGCTGGAGGACGGCGATCCGGCGCTGTGGCTGCTGGAATCGCCCTGGAACCCGTCGCTGGCCCAGGACCAGAGCGCGACGTTCGACGTCACGTTCGACGCCCCGGAGACCGGCACAGGCCTGCAATCGGGCGTCGTGCGGTTCACGGCCGGCGGCGTTGACTACGACGTGATCGTGCGGGCGACCGTGGTCGACAGCGACGTGACGATCACGCCACTCGATCCCACGGTGCAGTACGTGCCCCCGTCGCCAGGGCACTGCCGTTTCCGCATCCAGAACAACGGCACAGCCTCGGCCGACGTGGCGATCTCGATCTTCCGGATCGTGCCGTTTTGGTTTTGCTTCGCCCTCGACGATGCGGCGGTCACCGTGCCGGCGAGCGAATACCGCGACGTGATGGTGTATGTGAACGAGGAGGGGTTGGACCCGCCGACGGAGTGCGACGAGGTGCCATGCGGGCCGAGCCTCAAGACATACAAGGTCCGCGTCCACTTCGATGTGAATTCCGGCGCGGCGACGCACGACCGCGAGTTCACGGTGATGTTCTCCTTGGCGTGCCCGCAGGAGCCGGCGGGACCGCCGGGACCCCCGACATAGGGGAACGCTGTGGCCGACGATCGCATACGCCTCTGCCCGGATGGAGCGGCCATCCTGCTGTGCGCAGACAACTCTCGGATCATGCTCTGCGAACAGGAGGTGGAGTGCGAGGGCATTCCCGATTGGCTGAGCGCGTGGCCGGCGAGCGTGTCGGTATCGGTTTCCGGATCGGGCATGTGTCCAGAGGCGGTCTGCACGTCGTCGCTCGACGGGACTTACGAGTGCACCCTGGAGAGCTGTTTCGACCTGGCGGGCGGCGGATTGCCGGTACGTGGAAAGACCTGGACGCTCGACGCGCCGGGCGGGGAACCGCCGTGGATCATAGCGGTGGTGTCGATCGGCGAGTGGTACGACGGTCCCAACGTCGGCCATGGATTCGCATACGCATCGGTCTTCGGCTACCCGGACGACGATTGCGGCGAGTTCCAGCAACTTGATTTTGTGCGATTGGTCTGCGATGCACTGGGCGACCTCGAGGACATCGCCGGAGACCCGGGGACGGAGGTCTGTGACGGAGACAACTTTGTGCAGGTGGTCGGTGGACAAGCAACCATCACAGTCTGACCTGCGCGCATTGGCGCGCACCGCACACCGCACGATCGTGGAGGCCTACCTTCCGGCGCGGCGCAGGCCGAATCGCAAGACGAGTGAGCCACGTGCAGTCGCAGCGACACGCCACGCCGAGCGGCAGCGCCGCCTGGCAATCTGCGAGGATTGTCCCGAATCGCGCGCCCTGGCCGGCGACGCGCCCGGCTGCCGGCTGGTGACCTGTCACGGATGCAATCGGCCCGGTTCGCCGTCGCCCCGGCGATTGTCTGAGCTGCTCTCCTCGGTCGCGGGCCAGTGTCCACACCCGGACGGCGATCGATGGTCGATCCGCGCACGAACGGAGGTGCCACCTTGACGCGACGACCGCAAACTGGCCCTGTGGACCGGCTAACGCCCGGTACCGAGCGACCGTTCCGACCCTGGCCGTCGACGTTCGCGCACCTGGTCATCATGGCGCGGACCTTCGGGGCAGTGATCCCTCTGCTCGCGTTCGGCCCGCTCTGCGCCCGGGCCGCGTCGCCGCCGCGGCACCAGCACGCGCTGCTGCTGATCCCCGACGCGCTCAGCACGCCCGCCGACTGGCAGCGCTCCCCGGCGCTCATCCAGGAGACGGGGATCACGCTAGTGATCCTCGACTGCGCCCTCTGGTCGCGCGACGACGAAACCGCATATCTCGCGCCTGCGCTCCGCGACCAGGTCATCCGCGAGCTCCAGTCCCGCGGCAGGATCGTGGGGTTGCATTTCGCGCCGCCCACGCACGACACGGACCATTGCGCCTGGCTCGACCAGGCGATCGCGACCGCCCGCGCGCTGCCGATCGCGCCCCCGCTCCGGGCGCTCTACGCCGACGGCGCGGAGCGCTTCGGCCGCGATGCGGATCATCCGCACGGCCGGCCGCGCGAGTACGTCGAGCGCCTGCGCGCCGCATTCCCGGCGCTCGACCGCGTCGAATCCAGCTCTCCCCGCGAGACGCTGGACCTGCTGACCTGCATCATCGCGGCCGACGTTCCGCCCGCGGCCGAGTGCGCCTCGATGTCCGAGACCCTCTACAACCTGCGTCTGCGCCTGCACCTGCTGGACCGGCTGGCCGATGTGCAGGCCCTGCGCAGCAGCACGCTGCTGGCCGGCTCTGGGTATGGGTTCACCGTCGGATGGATCGGCGGCGTCACCGCCCGCCTGGACGAGCCGATGCGGCTGCCCTGGTCGGATTACTGGCGGCAGGCGTTCGCCGGGGCCAGACAGCAGGGCGCCGGGCTGACCGTTCGGCTTACGCTGGAGGCGCTCTTGCGCCTGGACAGGGCGGCGTTTCGGGCCGCGCTCGAATCCCGCCAGGCGACCGGCGCGCCGGACGACTTTTTGGATTCGCAGGCACAACTGGTCCAATCGGCGCTCGCGCCCGATCCGAGGCCCGCGGTTCCGCTCGACCCGGACCCGCCGATCCTCAGCGTGGCGGCTATCGGGTTGCTGGTCTGCGTCCTGTTGGAGACTGGCGCACGGCGGCTGGGGCGATCACGCGGAAGCTGATCGACTCTGGCCGCGCCGGTCCCGGTTTGACCGCGTTTAGTCGGTTCATTTGGACAAACTCACCCCGCGAATCTGCGGGGATTTACGACGCTGGAAACGTCGTGCTGCGCGTTTATTTTGCCGTTCCCAGGCACCGGAGATCCGCCGGAAAGTCTTTCGACGCCTCAGGAAAGTCGATCGCACACGACGCGCAAGAACTGCCGGCGCCGCTGGCGCGGTGTACACCGCGCAACCAGTTGCGAACGATGCGAACACTGCATACACTGCACGCCGCCGAACCGTTCTGGCGCGTGCAAGAGGACTTACGACCGGGCGAGCGTAAGCATGGCATGCAAGAGGTCGTGAGTTCGAATCTCATCGGCTCCATTGATCGTAACTAACGCCGACTCCGCGAGTTGCGGAGACCCGCCTGCGGGCGGAGCGGCCGTAATCCGAGGCCCAGAAGCGAGTAGTACTACTCGCGCCAGCCAGGAGGACGGCCGAGGCCCGTCGAGAAACCCGCCAACGTTCCCAAGCTCCGCACCCACAAAGCCACCGGCCAGGGCTACGTCGTGCTCAACGGCCGGGCGGTGTACCTAGGCCGCGCCGACCAGCCCGACACGGAGCGGCGCTACCACCAGGTGATCGCCGAGTGGCTCGCGGCCGATCAACAGCCGAAAGTCCAGCCCATCGAGATGACCGTCAAGGAGCTGCTCGCGCGCTACTGGCTGCACGCGCGCGGCTACTACCGCGACGCCGCTGGCCAACCGACCACGCAGCTCCATGTGCTGCGCAGCGCGCTCAAACCGCTGCGGGAGCTCTACGCCGAAAGCCGCGCCGCCGAGTTCGGGCCACTGGCGCTGAAGGCCGTGCGGCAGCGCATGATCGACCTCGGCTGGAGCCGCACGACCGTCAACCAGAGCGTCAGCCGAATCAAGCGGGTCTTTCGCTGGGGCGTCGAAAACGAGCTGCTGCCCGGCGGCGTCTACCACGCGGTCCAGGCCGTGGCGGGCCTGCGGCGCGGCCGCTGCGCGGCGCGCGAGCCGGAGCCGGTCGGCCCGGTGCCGGCGGCGATGATCGACGCGATCAAGCCGTTCGTGCCGAAGCCGGTGTGGGCGATGATCCAGCTCCAGCTGCTGACGGCCGCGCGGGCCGGCGAGATCGTCGCGATGCGGCCGTGCGACATCGACATGAGCGGCCGCGTGTGGACGTACCAGCCAGCGATGCACAAGGCCGCCTACCACGGGCACGCGCGGACCATCTACACGGGACCGCGGGCCCAGGAGGTGCTGCGGCCGTTTCTGAAGCGGCCCGTCGGGGCGCACTTGTTCAGCCCGGCGGAGGCGATGGCCCCCGCGGAACCACCTCGCAAACCAAACACGGTTTCTTTCGCGCGGCGGAAACCCGCGCGGCATAGGAAGCAAGTATGGTCACACCCGATGACAAGATGAAAGTCCCGATGAGCCGGCTGCTGTTCTGGGCGGCGCAGTGCGTCCGCCGCGTGGCGGCGATGACGGAAATGCCGCCCGACGTCTTCGAGCGGCCGGACGTACGGGCCGTGGCGCAGCGCGAGGACGAATTCGTGCATGCGTACCGCACGGTTCTGCGGCTGCGCGCGGCCGAGGTCGCGGCGTTCTGCGACCGCATCGGCTTGCGCGGCTGCACGGCCGAGATGGTCCGCCACAACCCATTCCTGATCGTCATGGCGATCGACAAGCACGTGCAGGGAGGCACACGATGAACGTGGAGCTGCGGCCGCCGGCCGCGATCAAGCCGTACGAGAAGAACCCGCGTGACAACGATGAGGCCGTCAACGCCGTCGCCGAGTCAATCCGCCGGTTCGGGTTCCGCCAGCCGATCGTCGTCGATGCCGACGGCGTCATCGTCTGCGGGCACACGCGCTGGAAGGCGGTGCAGAGGCTCGGGTTCGCGGTGGTGCCCGTGCACGTCGCGAGCGATCTTACGCCCGAGCAGATTCGCGCGTACAGGATTGCGGATAACAAAACAGCGGAACTGGCGAGTGGAACCTGGAGCTGCTGCCGATCGAGCTGGCCGAGCTGCAGGGCGCCGGCATCGACTGGTCGCTGCTGGGCTTCGACCAGGACGAGCTCGCCAGGCTGCTCGACCCCGGCGTGAAGCCGGGCCTCTGCGATCCGGACGAGGTGCCCGAGCCGCCGGACGAGGCCATCACCAAACCCGGCGATTTGATCGTCCTGGGCGACCACGGCTTGCTGTGCGGCGACAGCAGCTAGCCCGACGACGTGGACCGACTGCTCGGCGGCGAGCCGGTTCACATGGTCAATACCGACCCGCCGTATAATGTGAAACTCGAGCCCCGCAGCAAGAATGCCGTCGCCGGCCTGGCCACGTTCGCGGCATACCTCAGCGACGAGGCCAAGGCGAAGGAGGCGAAGAAGCGGCTCGGCAATCATCAGGGGTTCGACCTGGCTCGGGACCCCAGCAAGGCCAAACCGGTCACCGGCAGAATGCGGCCGAAGGACCGGCCGCTGCACAATGACTTCATCTCCGACGAGGCCTTCGACGGCCTGCTCGCGGCGTGGTTCGGCAACCTGGCCCGCGTGCTGCTGCCCGGGCGCGCGTTCTACATCTGGGGCGGCTGGAGCAACATCGAGAACTACCCGCCAGTGCTCAAACGCGTCGGTCTCTTCTGGCACCAGCAGTTTATCTGGGTAAAGAACTCACGCGTGCTGTGCCGCAAGGACTTCATGCTCGCGCACGAGTGGTGCTTCTACGGCTGGCGCGAAGGCGCGGGCCGCGAGTTCTTCGGGCCGAACAACATCCGCGACGTGTGTGAGGACAAGAAGGTTCCGCAGCAGCGAATGGTGCATTTGACGGAAAAGCCCGTCGAGCTGGCGTTCCGCGCCATGCAGTACTCGTCGCGCACCGGCGAAAACGTCATCGACCTGTTTGGCGGCAGCGGCTCGACGCTGATCGCGGCGGAACAGACCGGCCGGCGGGCGTTCCTCATGGAGCTGGACCCGCTGTACTGCGACGTGATCATCCAGCGCTGGGAGAAGTTCACCGGGCGGAAAGCGGAGCGCGTCGGCGTCGGGGCCGACAATGCTCAGGCCGAAGAGCCAGCGCTGGCGGTTGCCGACGCTGTGGAGGGGGGTGCGTGATGTGCGTCGCCTCAGTCGGCGTACTCAAACAATCCGCGGTCGGCCTTGCGGAAGCGGGCCTCGCTGCTCTTGTCGTTGATCTCGCGCAGGATCGCGGCGTAGAGCGCGGCGTGCGGCGTCTTGCCCGCCGGGCTGGTCCACAGACCCTGCTCGGCCATCGCGGCGATCATCTCCTGACTGCGCATCGGCTTGCCGGCCTTGCGCAGGACCTCGGCCGCCGCGTCCAGGGCGCTGACGCGCTTCGGCTTCGCATCGCTCGCGGGCTTGCGCTGGACCTTGGGCTTGGCGGCCGCCTTGGCGGCCTTCTTCGGCGTGGTCTTCTTCGCGCTCTTCTTCATCTTGGTTCTCCGTATTCCGGCCGCCCCATGCGGTCCGGGTACGCGCGTCGCGTACAGCCACATGAGTCCAGCCGGGCGGCCGGAAAGCAAGGCGGCTTCGCGAGAATTCCAAGAATTCCTCGCATGTCGCCGCGCCAGGTCCGAGTCTGTGGCCCGACGGGCGACATGCGGGGGAGAGCGCTCTCATGCGCGCCCGGGCGGCCACGGGCCTCTACTGGTTACGTACGCGGCCATACGGCCGCTCTGGGGCGGCGTGGGGCGTTCCCGGGCGGCCCGGGACGCCGTTGGGACGGGAGGGGGCGTGATGGGTGAGGGGATGCGAGCGGACCGCGGCATCGGTGAGGCGATCGAGTACTACGGCGCGAACCGCGTAGCGATGGACGAGGGCGCCGTGGTCGCCTGGCCGGAGCGGCACCATCCGGACGAACTCTCAGCGGTGCAGCACGCGATGAATCTCCGGCTCGATCGGGGCGACGTCGCGTTTTGGGCGGAGTACCAGAACGAGCCGCTGCCCGAGGAGCACGCGGACGACGAGCTGCTCACGGCGGACGAGATCGCGGCGAAGGTCAACGGCTTGCGACGCGGTGAGGTGCCGATCGGCGCAACGCACGTGACGATGTTCATCGACGTGCAGGCCAAGGTGCTCTTCTGGCTCGTGGCGGCGTGGGAGGACGACTTCACGGGGTTCGTGCTCGACTACGGGACCGAGCCCGACCAGAAGGCCGGGTACTTCACGCTTCGCGACATCCGCCGCACGCTCGCCGACGCTTCGCCGCGGGCCGGGCTCGAAGGGGCGATCTACGCGGGCCTCGAGCGGCTCACCGAGGCAACGCTCGGCAGGAAATGGCGCCGCGACGATGGCGCGATGGTGTGCATCGACTGCTGCCTGATTGACGCGAACTGGGGTCAGTCGTCTGACGTCGTTTACCAGTTCTGCCGGCAGTCGAGGCATGCCGGCGTGGTCATGCCCGCGCACGGTCGCTATGTCGGCGCATCGTCGATTCCGTTCGCGGATTACAAGCGCAAGCGCGGCGACCGCGTCCGCCTGAGCTGGCGCATCCCGCTCGTCAGCAACCGGCGGTCGGTCCGGCACGCGCTGTTCGACACGAATTACTGGAAGAGCTTCATCCACGCCCGCCTAGCGGTGCCGATGGGCGATCCGGGCTGCCTGTCGCTCTTCGGCCGAACGGGGAGGGCGGGCGTCTCGCCCGCCAAAGAGCCGCACCGCCTGCTCGCCGAGCATCTCACCAGCGAGTACCGCGTGAAAACCGAGGGGCGGGGTCGGACGGTGGACGAATGGAAGCTGCGCCTCGACGGCCTCGACAACCACTGGCTCGACTGCCTGGTCGGCTGCGCCGTCGTCGCGTCGATGCAAGGAGCCACGCTCTTTGGCATTGAGTCGAAGCCCATTGCGCGACCGCGCGTTCGCCTGTCCCAGCTTCAGGGGGCGCGGCGATGATCCAGAAGGAGCCGAAGCCGACTGAGAAGCCCGACGAGCGGCGCGGGCTTGTGTGCCCCAAGTGCGGCTGCGAACACTTCCGCGTCGTGTACACGCGCCGGGCGCCCGGCGGCAAGATCGTCCGCAGCCGCGAATGCCGCCACTGCGGCCAGCGGGTGATCACGTACGAGCGCGTTGCGTTCTGAACGTGGTTTGTTGGGGCGCCCCAATGACACCACCACCGCAACATGAGGATCACACCGCCGCGACGATACCTGGCGCGTTGCTTAAAGGCGCCTCTTACTGCGGATGGTCGTGCAGCGGGGGTCGACTTTGTCGATCGGCCGATTTGTGTTCGTCGCGAGCGCGGGCTTCTGTGGTATAATCCAGCGCGTGGCGACCCGCGTCGAGTACATGAAGCGCGTCGGCGAGGCGCTCTATCCGGGCCTGCGTGCCGAAGGCTTTTCTGGATCGGGCGAGACCTTGCGCAAAAGACTGGGCGAGGTGGTTCAGGTGGTCAATGTTCAGGGTGGGTCGGCGGCTGACCGCTGCTACGTGAATCTCGGCATCCACCTTTCTTTCCTCCCTGAGGTGGGTTCGACATCGCGGGAAGGCTGCAATCCGAAGACCGTCAAGCCGTCGCAATGCGTCATCCAGTCACGCCTGAAGCCGCCGGCGGAGTTTCAGTTCGGTTTCCCCTACGGTGCAACCGCGGCGGAGACTAAACGAAGCGTCGAAGCGCTCGTCGCCGCCTGGCGGGACCAAAGCCCGGCGTTTTTCAGGCAGTTGAGTGCCTTTCCGGAGGACTTTCTGCGCATCACGCCCGAGGACGTGCGCCAAGGCGCGAGCCCCCTGGGTGCGCTGCACTGCGCTCGAATCGCCTTCCATTTGGGCGACATCACGGCAGCGCGCGCCTTCGCCCAGGTCGGGTATGACCTCGTGACGGCGAAGTCCGGCGAACGGTCCGCCGTGTATTTCAAGCGCATCCTTGACAATCCCAACCCGCCTGCCTACTGGACGGGCTGGTGCCCGTCGGCGGAGTAAGAATACGGTCGCGCGGCTTGATCGCGTCTGCGAAGGCGGACGTGGAGTCCTCGGCTCATGCAGACTCTTTCGATCGAGCAGGTTCTCGAAGTGCTAGGGTTCCGGAATAGGCCGCTCACGATGGCGGCCTGGCGACGGTCCTTCCCGAACCTGCGCGCGTCGGTGGAAGAGACGCTGAAGCGCGAGCTGGAGCGAGTCGGATCCCCTTTCCGCCGACGGATGCCGGCGGTCTGACGCACGACGGGCCCGCAATCCGGCGATGCGAAGGCGGCTGGATCGTCTCGGACCGCGAGCGCGGCAGTTCACATGACGCTCAGTTCCAAGACATTCGCGCGGCCGTCGCGGCGTTAGTCAGTCTTTGCGAGCACGGATGGCAGCCGCTTGAGCAGTTGGAGTGAGGCTGTATGTCCGCGCAGGGCGTTGAAGAAACCCTCAAACAAATGCGCAGCGACATCCTGACCTACCTGCGGGGGCGCTGTTGCGTTGCCTGCGGTGTATCGTTGGAGGGAGTGGCCACGGAACATCTTGAGTTGTTCGAAGGCGTCGTGTTCCGCTGTCGGCCTCCGGCGCCTGTCTGCTGGCGGTTTTCATGCCCGGGATGCGGCCGGGTCCTGCGAGTCGCAGTACGCAAGGGCAAGGTATGGTCTCTTGAAGATGGGCAGATCAGCCGGCGCCGCGCGAAATGCTAGTTTGCAGACGACATGTCGAGCGCCCCGTCGCCGGTCCGGGACCGCGAGGGCACGCGTGCATCACACCGAGCACGGTTCAATGAATTCCGCGGCGGTGCATCCGGGCCAATCGACAGGCGGTGATTCGTGGACGCGGCACGGCAGGCCCGGTTTATGGCTCGTCAGGATTCCAGGATTCCCCGCCCTGCGCTTGGTTGACGGCATCGAGGGCGTCCACCCAGTTGTTGCTCTCGCTGGTGCGGACTTTCTGTGTCGCATCGATCAGCAAGGCGACGATCTGGCGCAGGCCGCTTTCCGAAGCTGATCTGAAAAACCAGCGCGCGACGCAAGGCCCCCGTCCCTTCGTGACGCTCAGGGAAATGCAACCAGTTGCGCCTTCAACTTCCAAGTGATCCAGGCCGCATCGCATCGCCGCTTCGCCGGCGATTTCGTGGCGAAGCTGCCTGGAGAAGCCGTACGCTTCCAGCCTGACGTCGATTCCCTGTGTGCGAAGGACGTCAACCGCATTCTTCCAACTGGCGATGGCCGCATTCATGTTTGAGATCTTGCGCCGTTGAGGATCGCCGCTCGCCGATAGTCCCAGCGCACCGGACGCTTGCCGTCGCCGCTGAGCATCATCCAATCCCGCAAGCGCCGGTCGGTCTGGCGCTTCTTGAAGGCCTCATCCACCGAGCGCAGCGCATCGGACGGGTCCTGGCCCGAAGACAGCGCGGCCATGAGCCGCAGGTACGGCTCCAGCGAGAGCTGGAGGCCCGACAGCTTGAACGCCGGCGGCTGGAACGGCCGTCGCTCCAGCAGTGCCCGCAAACCATCCGCATACGCCGTCCAGAACTTGTCCCGCCCTATGCACCCCATCTCACGGGCGGCCTCGCTCATTTCAATCGCCTGTCGCGCGGCCGGCTCCTCGTCCAGAAGCAGTGCCACGTGCGCTTCGTCGCCGACGACGAGGTCAAGCACGGCCACCGGCGCACTCGGCGGCCGCTTGAGGCGTTCGAGGTTCTGACGATTCAGCTCGAGCGCGAGGCGCAGCACATCAGGCGCTCCGCGTTCGCGTAAGAAGGCTACGCCGCTGACAGCATCGTCGCAGTACCACACGGCGTACTGAAGCGTGTCGTTCAGAAGGCTGTCCAGGATCCGCAGCTCGCCATTGCTGTCGCCTCGCCCGCGCGATTCGCTCAGCGCCACCTGCGTATCGCTCAGGATACGTTCAAAGTATTCTACGGACCGAACGTCGGGGTCGGGCATCCGGGAGACTCCAGTTTACGAATGCCCCACAATTATGACGCGCTCGCCGGGTCGATTCCACCGGGATCCTGGCGCCTGTGCGTTGCCATGCCCCGGATGATTGGTTCATCCGGGAATTCCGGGGAACGCCGCGCGGATTTTGAGGAAGAAGTAGGCATCGTCGCGGAAGCCGGTAACAGTTCACCCGTCTGCAACATTTTCTAAGAAATCCGTAACAGTTCCCCTGTTTGCAGCGATTTTCTCGGGTAGGGTCGGGAGTTGGCCGGTTTGGACGTAGGTTCGGAGGGTGGTTTCGAGGGTTTGGAGCGGGT